CCGTTATACTCACTTTCAGTAAATCAGACACTAACAACTTCACGATTAAGACGCTTTGCCAAAACTTGATTAATCTTCTCAATCTTGGCTGTGACTTCAACAATCCACTCACGATTACGCTGCTTGCGTTGAACATATTCAACATCATCACTGGTCATATGCACAACCTTATCAAAGATGCTATCGAATTCAGCAACAACCTCATAACGGCAACAACGAAGCTTTTGAAACTTATGATCCGTTGGGACGCTAACAACGTCGCGGGGATTAACCTTGCAGATCATGAGGCGATTACCACCACCCTTGTCATCATCATCAAGATCAATACCACCATAACTCTTAGCATAATCAATCGCACCAACATGAAGACCGTGACCGCAGCCATTATCACGATTGTTATCTACCTTATTTCGTGCGACCTGACAGGTCGATCCGATGCTATTATCAAAAGTGCCAGAGTAAATATCCTTATAATCTTCGCGAACAGCCTTGTACGCAAGGAAGCACCCATCATAAGTAATGGGCATATTCTTGTTCTCCATAAAATCGAACAATTCAACAACGGCATGATCAGAAGGATTCTGACTAAGATTGTCGAGGAAGTTAAGCATTGGCTCAAAAGGAAAGCCCTGCTTAACCATATCAAGAATAGTGCTTGTAAACATATTCGGCATTTTAATACCATCCCAACTCAAAGAACCATCTGTGCAATTAACATAACCTTCACAGTAGGCATTAACATGAGAAACAATATCGTAAGCTGCTTCAAAATGCTCAACATTGTTACTCTTAAGATGATTGATCAACTTATTGTAGTTAGGGTGCGACTTGCCGAAGCAATAGGTCTGACCGCTAACAATCGCAGTAACCGTACCATCATTTGCAATAATATACTTTGTAGACATAATATTTCTCCTAGTTAATTCAGATACGACTCAGAATATTAGACATATTTTCGGCAGACTCAATCGTGTCGATATAGTCAACCACAATCTTAACATCATTTTGACTAACACCACCATAGTATCCCATATTAGCAATTACCTTAAGCATAGGATACTTCTGTACAGCATCATCAAATCTCTTAGAAAACTTTGTGTTATCAATCTTTGCTGAAGACAAATCAACGCTATTACAATTCGGGATGATGGTGCTAATAGCACGAACAAGTTCCATTTCATGACGCATAGAAGTGATACGCTTCTCATACTCATTATACTCAGCGACAACCTTCTTTGCTTCATTGTCTGTTTTTGTGGCACTAAAAATGTTTGCAAACTTTTCATTTTTATGAGCCGACAAACCGCAGCGAACATTGCAGTCGATAATATCTTGCTTGTGGTCTGCAACAGCCTTATTGAAAACTGTACGCATAACACTAATAGCATCACTCCAGTTGGAACGTTCCGCAAGCTTACGATTCTTAATCACAGAAGGTTTAACAGCATAAAAGGTCATGCCGTCAACGTCATCTGGATAATATTTGTGCATAAAGCTAAGAGTATTAGCAATATAATTCTCACTCATATCCTTAGAACCAATCGTTATATTGCACTTTGATTCGGTAAAATAGTACGCATTCTCATACTTGACACTCATATTGCACACTTCAAATTGACCAGTTTCTTCATTAAAGACTTGAATATGAACGGGCGGAAGACCGTCACCAGAACCAGAACTACTTCTGTCGTAGGTAATCTTGGGCAAACTAGAAGTTAGCACAACATCATCTTTGGTCGCTCCACCAAGTATATCATACAAACCGTTGTTGTCAACAGTCTCACCGTCCTTAAGTTTGTACACATAGCACTTTTGTTCATCACCATATGCTCTTTGATCTTCACGCATAAATTTCTTGATGCGACTCAAACCACCGCGATTCAAATCGTCAACAAACACCTTCATATCGCCAGTAAAGTTGACGAACTCAACATCTTTAGAGCTATTGATCTTCTTACGATAAGAAGACTTACTGAGGAATGTGAGTGAAAGCTTGTCCTTAACATTGATGCTCTCATTAATAATATTGTCGAAAAGCTTCTGGCCGTTCCAAGTAATAGACTTCTGAAGCGATTCAATAGCATTCTTGATAGAAGAACACTGATCGCTAATCTGAACATACTTGATACGAGCCTTATAAAGCGAAGGCTGGCTCTTAATCTGATCCTCAATCTTAGATGCAATTTCAGAAGTAATACGATTAACGATACTCTTGATATTGATCTTGGTATCCTTGCTGTAGGATAGAGATTCACGACTAGGAGTAATATCGACATCGCCAATATTCACGAAGATACGCAGACCGTCAGAATACTGGATGAATCGTGCTTCTTTGTTATCGCCGTCGCCCATGATTTGGAAATGATCAACGGGGTAAGCAATTTGACCCATGATAATCAAGTTGTTATCAGCGTTGTCATCAAAATACCAACCATCACCAGCAAGAACCTTATCAATTTTACGGAAGGAGATCTTCTCGCCAATAAAGTTGGGCTTAACCTTGAAAAATTCGTACACCTTGGATGCTTCAGCATTGAACCTATTTACGTCGTTGGAATTAACTTGAATAGAAACTTTGATACCATTAGGTTCAGTTGTATCATTCTCATGCATAAGAGAAAACACGGGGCTTCCATCTTCATTCTTGTAGGCATTATAAATACGCTGCTTGCCATCAAGATAAGCCTCTACGGTAAAACTATCAGCATAAGCAAAGGGAGCCTTACTACCAAGACCAAGGCAACCAACGGCATCGTTGCTATTATTACGAGTACTACGGAAATACGTAGTATAAAGCTGCATACAGTTTTCATGATCCATGCTAGTGCCGTAGTCACGAATAAAGAAAACAGGATTCAAAACGGTAGGAAGATGAACGTCGAACGCAACGTCACGCTTTCCAGCGTCAACATGAGAATCGTAAGCATTAGTAGAAAGCTCACGAACAACTGCGAGAATCTTGTTAGAATATAGACCGTCAGAAAGAATAAAGAAAGCCTTGGAAGAAGCTTCGATGCTAAACTTAGACTCTTCGAAGTTACCAGACTTTTCAATGACGTTATTACCAGCGTGAAGTTTCATAATGCAAAATCTCCTACAAGTGCTAAATTACTGAACGTGCTTCAAGTATACCAGATGTATCGGCACTGTCAAGCGGTGTGCTTGAATTTTTTTTCTTCGATGCAAAAAACTATTGGCGACAAAGAAAAATCTACCAGATTTCCATCTGCGTAATCATTCCATTCATCAAGAAAACTTTTAACCAAATTTATATCTTCTGTGCAATATCTATAGGATGTATAGTCATTTATTTCGTCGTTCCATACAATTATAGAATCATATCCAACTTCTACATTCCTTGGGTCATCTTTTAAGGCTCTTGCAGAGCATAACTGTATGGGTGAAATATTGTTGCTTTTCATAGAGCGAACTATATCGCCTTCAAACATTTCTACTTTAATTTTCATTTCCAGCCTAGAGCCTCCGAAACTATAGGAAATTGCTGAACAAAAATATCTTTGATTTCATTTGCTATATCCATATGTTCTTTCTGAGTTCCATTAGATGATCTAAGATTTATGTAATGAATCCATGATCTAATGCTCCCTGTCATATAAAGTCTGGTTGGTGTTGCTAATGGAAGTACAAATCTTGCACATTCTTTTGCTATTCCATCCTTTAGCATACCTTCGTACAATGCGACAGACTTAGAAAAGTGTTCCCTTATCTTACTACGCCACTTTGCTTTTGTTTCTATCGATACATCGTCTACACTATTCTGTCTGTTTTTAGAGTCTTGACTTCTCAATTCAAATAGCGGTATATCTTCCATCAATAGTGTGGCATCGGCATATCTTTGGCTAAATTCTTGAAATGTAAAACTTCTATGTCTCAATATTTGAGCAGCAATACCTCTAGAAGTATTTATTTCTACTGTCATATATCCTTGCTCAAAGATACTCCAGTGTTCATGCTTAATGCAATAAGCGATTAGCTTTGAGTATTCATCATTGTCTTGATTATTTGGATTACTTACTCTAGCACAATATGCTATTAATTTTTCAGCGTCTGGCGTTGTAGATACTAGTTTAATAGACATTTATTCTCCAGTTTCAAATTTGAGTTTCATCAATCTATTGTAGCGTCAAGATGTTTATTTGTCAATCTTCTTTTTTCTTTTCTCAATTATTTCTTTTATCCATCCTACATATTTGCTTACTCTAGTATGACCGGCTTCATCGCCATACATAGATTTTGGTGCTTTTCCTTCTGCCATTACGCAGGAATTTATACCGGCTAATTTTCCGTCAATGAATAATCCTCCACCACTGTCTCCGCTGGCTATCATAAATTCTAATTCTGTTCTTCCTTCTCGTAGTGTTCTACTTGGTGTACATATAAGCAAATCTCCAGAAATACTATCTATTATATTTGATCCGGCCCTCTTCTTTCCGTCTGATATTTTTTGACCTTCAAGAAAAGTTCCAGTTAATCCGTATCCAGATATGCAACAAATTTTTCCAACTTCGTCATCTGTTTCATATAATGGTGGGTAGAAATCCAACTCTAAAGGTTCAACTAGGTGACATAGTGCTATGTCAGCCAAGCCGAATGATCCATTAAAATCTTTGTGAAGTATTATTTCGTCCATTAATATTACTGTAGAATCTTTTACATGAACTCCACAATGCTTCGCACCCTTTACAACATGAGCGGCTGTTAATATCCATTCTTGGTCAATTATCACGGCAGACCCACAAAATAACCTATTATCTTCATAAAGACCGCATATGCTCAAAACATATTCAAATTTTTTGCCATATTCAACATATTTTTCATCATTGGTCAACGGGTCTGTTGTTCCAGCAAATAAAGAAGAA